GTAATTGAGAAATTCTAAAAATGAGAAAGGCTTTTGTAAGTCCTGCTTTTCATCAGTTAAATCGTTCGTTATACTATTATAAATTAGTGCTGTTATCTTTGTTGTTGACATTGATTATGATGTTAAAAGTTGTGTTCGTGTTAGTATTATATTAAGCAGCAGCTCATCGATGATACCACCATCATCAGCAAACTGAGATATTGATGAAAGATTACTTAATTGCGTACTCGGATTATTGAAATCTACAAATTCGTTTATAAATGTACCATCTATAGTATCGTTAAACTCATAGAACTCATAAAAATCATCGATTCGCTCAGGTTGTTGAGCATCATCGTATGTCTGATGTACCAATCTACCACCATCTTCTAATGCAAGCACATCGATGTTGTCGTTCGTATATGATTGAAGCTGAAAATTATGCGTTGTGTTGAAAACATTTGGTAGAATAAGATTCCATCCCCAATACTTTGAGTAAGCAGAAAGAGGAAATGCTCCTGTTCCTTCATCACTATAACGTAAGTCAAATGTCTGGGGATGAACAGGGTATATTACTTTGTATTTTTCACTAAATTTTTCGTATGCAACAATAGGTTTACCTGACACACCTGTGTATAATGTTGTTGTTAGTATTGGAAGTTTATCTCCTAAATTTGTACCGAATGTACTGCTGTTCTCAAAACCTTTTGAGTCGAAATTATACTGATATGCATTTTCACTACTATGTATTTTGGAAAGATTTAGTGAACCTATATCACAAATACGTCTAATTGATGGTGGTAGTGATGAATCGAGTTTGTTATATGTAACCCCGAGCATATCTAAGCTTGATTGAAACTGGTCAATGTTACTTGTTGATATATCAGTTTCATTCATTGAAAAGTTTGATATCTTTTCATATATTAATGTACCAAGATCCTCTGAACTCGTCTCACCGTCCCCTACAATTTGACCTAAAAATTTATCAAAGAAATTCGGTTTATCAATTAGTATATTTTGAAATATAAGATCTTTGTATGTCTGTTTCTGATCGTGATCTTCATTTATCTTACGAATGCTATACTTACCTTCAGCAGGGTAGATATTGAACACTGATGACTCACCTGAAACAGATGAGATAGGCGTTTGCATTGTTGCAATTAGTTTAACATTATCATAGACATTATCAACAGTAAAATAACCTTTATACACACCTTGCTCGACGATGCCATCAAATTTATCTACAACATTAATCGGAATTTGATTGTTGTTTGCATCTACACATGAAAGTGATATACCGTATAAGTTTGTTGAGTCATCAGTTAAATAGAAATTAGGAGCAGTCTTTACAGGAAAATCATTTTCTGTTTTTCCTCGAATAACAAAATATATCTTCTGACCCTTGTAGTATATTTCATTAAGTTCGAATGATGTATCATTATAACCTATTCCATCCACACCGTTTGTTGAAAATACAAGCTTTTCAATCGGTAACTCATCATTAGTGATATCAAACGTTATCGTTTCAGAAATATTGTTTAATACACTTTTGGTAGACGGGTTAGTATAAAAGTTCGATTCAGTATCATCAAAACCCTTTAGATCAAAATTTCCATAGATGGTTCTTAAGCTCATTCACTATTATTTAAGGCTTAATCCTCGTAGTAATAGAACGAACCGTAACCAATTGTCCCAAGGAAGAAAGAATCGATCGTTTGAGTTGTTGAGTAGAAAATAAATCTCTCTTCAAGCTTACCGTATATATTAACAGACGTTGTTTGGACACTATCAATAATTTCAAAATCATCAGAAACATCATTCAGAAAGAAGCAGCTCTTTTTAAATTGAAAATCTGGCATATTTTGATATTTTTTTGCAGTAATAAGTTCACGTTCATTTTTATCAACTGATAAATTAATTTTATAACCATTAGCTGATAGTGTTCTTGAAGCTGTATCGCTATTGATTCGATAAACATTAACCTTCACACGAGATTCACTCTTTCGTTGTGTTGGTTCTCCATCTATTGTAAATGTTACACGGTCTGGAATAGATGCACGAACAGTAATTTCTACAACATTTTTTGATTTGTAAAATTTACCGTCTTTATCAACAACTATAGCTGTTATTGTATACTTACCGGGTGATGTATACACATGTGATGGTTTTGCATCATCTGATGTCGTACCATCACCAAAGTCTACATAATAATTGTTATCACTAACAAACAACCCAGTGTTATCAAAATCTAGTTCAATACTTATCCTACCTATATTACCGGTAAAAGTTTCAGTAACATCATCACCATTTCTATCGAAAATCGTTATACCAACCGGTAACAATTCTAAATTATCATAATTATTCTGCTGTATGTTTTTAACTTTGCGCATCTTCTACTATAATATTATCAAGGATTGTATCGTTATATAAATATGGAAATTTATAGAAAGGCATTTTGGTATCAGCAGTTATGATATCAATATCCTGTGTTGGGTATATTGAATTGAATATAACTAGACTGATATTAGGTGTTTCAAGTGTACCTTTTCGTATTAACACATCCTTAACACCTGGTATAGTAAATAGCTGGTTTTTGAGTTCGAGAATACCAATTGTGCTTCCTAAACCAATGCTCTTAAAATATGATTTGAAGATATTATTTGCTTGTTGTTTGATTCGCTCACTACCAAGTCTACTATTTTGATCCTTCTTAATTATAAGATATGTTTCATCTTTGACATCTACTGTTAGCTCTTCAGTTGGTAGTTTAATACCTAATGTGACACCGATATAAACAGGGTCTTGGGGTACAAGCTCTACGTTCAACATTCTACGTCGTGACATCTCATCAAGTATAAGGTTCTTTTGAGATGCAGTAAGATAGTTTAAATCGTTATTTGAACTTACGTTTGATACTTTCGGTACTAAGAACATATACACGTTGTTAATATTAGCAGTGGAAGCAAATTTAACTTGGTTGAATAAAAATCTTGGATCGTCGTTTGGTTTATCGAGACCGAGTTGATAGAAATAGTTTAAATACCCATCGATAAACTCATTATTGTTTACCACGCTAAATGATTCAAGGATATTTGAAAACTCCTTATTAAGGAATACCTCATAATCAGATTGTGTAACAAGTCTATTTTGTCTTTGAAACGTTTTAGGTGCGTTGACTCTTATTTCATCAACTGTTTCAATTTCTTTTGCAGGTGTTGATTTAACAGTGTTAGCAAAATCAAGATTTAATAATTGTGTCGGTGTAATAAGTGTCAGATTCTGGTCAGCATAAACATCGTTTGTTATACGTTCAAACAACGGTGTGGAGAACAATGTTAATTGATTATCATCCAGATCACCAACATCAATTTCACCAGATGCACCATCACTTTTCACATAATAAATATAAACTTGGTCACCTGCTTTAAGTCTATTACCAAACACACTATTACCAAATTTAAATTCATATAAACCGTTTTCATTTATTCGTTTTTCATATACTTTTGCAGATGGGGTTTGTAGAAACATATTGTCCACTTCTGTATATTGAGTAAACTTACCGGTATCGGTATCTCTCACGTAAATATCTACACTTTCTTCATCAATATTAAACGGTTGTTGTGTTACTGTATCTTTCGTTGCAAGCGTAATTACTTCGAAATCTTCTCCGAATGCACCTTGTGGAGGATGCTCTATAAAGCTACCTTGATATAAAAGATTTTCATCTGATACTGACTTAAGCACTTGTTCACCAGCTGTTGTCTTAGTAAATGTTACATCATCGATGAAGCTGTATTTATTACCATTTACATCAAAACTTGCATAACGTGGTATTGTGTATGTACCAGCTGGCAGGTCCTCTGTTGCTGTTACTTTAAACGAAAGTAAAGATGTTTGGTAACCAGTAGGTTTGTAATCGATCATCTTAACAATACGATTCATATTTTCATATATGCTCGTGTCTGTAAACATAGACTCGCTTGAGGTCTGATTCAAATAGAAAAGTAGTGTATGGTATGAATATGCAATTATATCGATAATTGCTGATATATTACTTCCTTCGTAATTTTGATCGGTAAACGCTCCACCTTCATTAAGTCTTTGTTTGATAAGTTGCTTTAGAGAAAGTGCATCAAAACATGCATAAGCATTTTTTGGTAGCGTAAAATCTGTATTGTTGTTATCGGCCATATATTTTATTTAATTAAGTTGTATAGAAACCGGTTTGATCAAGCACACCTGATGTGATAAGAGGTTCGTTGTTAAAACGCGGTATAGTATATTTCACTGTTATTACATATTGCTGATCATCCTCATTAGCCACTACATTCACGTTTAAAATACGTACACGTGGTTCAAATTTTGCTACTGTTGATACGATTGTTTCACCTATTACACGAGCTCTTGGTTGTGTCACCGGTAAAAATAATAAATCACCAAAATTGATCCCGAAGGTTGGATTTAAAATTTTCTCACCCTGGGATGTTGTAAGTAAGCTAACAAATGCATTTCTAATTGCTCCAATATTATTATCTGTTTGAAAATCCTTATTCGGTCGTTTATGTAGTTCTGTTTTCTGTAAAACACCGAATTTGAGATCCATATGCAAATCAGTATATATTGTAGAGTCTGGTCTACTTTCATTACGCTTCAATACATCTAATCTAATCTTTGCCATTGTTAAATATTTATGACAACAAACTATGTTAACTATTCGATTGTGTTTTTATACCGCTCTTTATAAATAATAGTATGGAAAGCAAATTTCTCACTTTAGCAGAGCAAACAATCAATCGTTACACTAATGGCGGGGTTCAAAAAAATGATGTCGTTAAATTAGTATCAAATTATAAAACGACCCCGGTATATAAAGATCTTTCACCTGAAGTTCAAAAGCATATTGAAGACTATTTTCAAGACGGTAAGCAATATAGAGCAATTGATGTTAAACCTCTTCTCCCATCTAACGACGTTGGTGTATCAGATAACCGCGGAACAACATTTAACGTTGAGGTAGCAGTAGAAATTGCACCTGGTAGATATGATGCACAAAACAAGGTAACAATTCCTGCTCAACTTCTTGAAGTTGATGAAACATATCCTAATCTTCCAAATATTCCGGATGATGCAAAATATGATAATAAAGTTTCGATGACCCCGAAAGAACCTGAAGAAAATGAGGAAGAGCAACAAACGATGACTCAGCAAGGTGATAAGCTCAAAAAGAGTGAAACGAAATTACCTATTAAAAACACTGATATTTCAAAGACATCAGCACCTGATAAAAATATTGTCGGTGAAAGTTACGTTGCTGGCTTTATGAAAGGGTACTAATAATCGGTAAGTAGCATATGGGCTATGATTAAATAAAAATATGCCTTATGATTTAGAAAATTTAATCCGTGCCGGGATTCTCGATATCGAGCTTAGTGTACCTGACCCTACTGTTGGCGGGGTTAGCGCAGGTGACGGTGCAATCGGTTTTGGTAGCGACAAAACAAGATGGATAAAATTAGATATAGCTGATACTGCTTGGAAACGTATAGTGTTTAGTAACGAGCTTAACTGGGACCTATTTGAGTATAGTAGAACATATAATGTTGGTGAAAAATTTAGAGATGATGTCGTGTTTAAAGTTTATGAAGTTACAACATTATTCACATCTACATCTGCACGATTAAGTGGCGACCCTACAGCTGAATATGTTGATGCAGCTGATACCAACCAATGTAAAGTCGT